TTTTTTCCAAACTGGCCATGATCCATTGATCTATGACCCTGCGGTTAGTACTACAACATACCGTCGAGTTAGCGAAAAAACTGGCTATGCTGGAACCGTACCACAAGGAAATATCTGCATATCGGCGTATGGCCGTTTATGGATTGCTGGCAGCGCGACCGATAAAACAACGCTGACATTCTCTGATTTGATTGCTGGCCATGTTTATACTGGCGGCACATCTGGCACGTTAAACGTCAATAATGTGTGGGCAAATGGCGCTGATGAAATTACTGGTCTAGCAGCACATAACGGATTTTTGTTTATCTTTGGTAAGCGCCAGATTCTGGTGTACCAAGGCGCAACAACACCAAGCACGATGTCGCTGTATGACACGGTGGTGGGTATCGGTTGCCAATGGCGTGATTCGATTCAAAGCACAAATACGGATGTGGTGTTTTTATCTAACTCTGGCGTTCGTTCAGTATTGCGAACCATTCAAGAGAAGTCAGCGCCATTTCGTGACTTGAGCAAGAATGTCCGTAATGACTTAATGCAATTGGTGGCTGGTGAAACGCCAGCAAATATCAAAGCAGTCTATTCGGAAGTTGATGCATTCTATTTGCTGACATTTCCAACGGCTGGACAAGTTTATGTGTTTGATACGCGAAATGTCATGCAGGATGGTTCGGCGCGTGTAACTACATGGAACGATATTAAACCAACGGCTTTATATGCTTTGCGTAATGGCGATTTATTAATCGGTAAAAATGGTTACGTTGGTAAATACTCAGGTTATCTTGATGATACTGAAACCTATCGTATGCAGTATTACACCAATCATGCTGATTTGGGCGATGTTGCAGTTACATCTATTGTAAAACGCATAGCGATTGTTGCTATTGGTGGATCAGATCAAGTCGTTACCATTAAATGGGGATATGACTTTTCTGAAAGTTATTTATCGCAGAACGTAACCATACCAACTCAAGGCATTGCCGAATATGGTATTGCTGAATTTGGCGCTAATGGTTCCCCATTGGCTGAATATGCTGGTGGTATTGTGATTCAAAATCTATTCGCTCAAGCGACCGGCTCTGGAAAAGTTGTGCAAACAGGCTATGAGGCTGAAGTAAATGGATTTGAGTTATCGATTCAAAAGATTGAGATTTTGGCCAAGCATGGCCGTATAAATTAAGGGGCGGCAATGTCTGACTATACCAAATCGACCGACTTTGCATCGAAGGACTCATTACCATCGGGTAATGCAGCCAAGATTGTTAAAGGCACTGAGATTGACACGGAATTCAATAATATTGCAGTTGCTATTTCAACGAAAGCAGACTTAGCTAGTCCAGGCTTTTCTGGCAGCCCAACAGCGCCAACGCAATCAAGCAGTGATAACTCAACAAAACTAGCCACAACGGCATTTGTGGTTTCTGTATTGGGTGCGTTATATCCAGTTGGGTCGGTTTATACCAATGCGTCTGTTAGCACCAATCCTGCCACGTTGCTTGGTTTTGGTACATGGACTGCATTCGCAACTGGTCGCGTATTGGTTGGCGTTGATTCTGGAAATACTGCATTTGATACATTGGGTGAAACTGGTGGCTCTGCTGATGCTATTGTTCCAAGCCATACTCACACGGCAACATCAAGTGTTAGCGACCCTGGCCATAGCCATACCGTACCATTACAGACAAAAATAATTGACCAAAATGCTGGATCGGCTACTCTTGTTGGTCCTGGAACAACGTCAACAAGTAGTGCAACAACCGGAATTAGTGTTAGCACCAGTATTAGCTCAACAGGTTCTAGCGCTACGAATGCCAATTTACAGCCATACATTACTGTATATATGTGGAAACGCACGGCATGAGTGCAGTTGAAAAACAACTTGCTAATTTGGGTGGTGAGATTACTCACCACTTTTCTGATGGTTTGTATGCCAAAGAATCATTCGTACCTGCTGGTACGGCCATCATGAAGCATACCCATGACTTTAGCCATTTATCTATTTTGGCTAAAGGTCGTGTTGCAGTAATGAAGAACGATGTTATTCAAATTATTGAAGCGCCAGCATGTATTGAGATTAAAGCAAACGTAGTTCACGGCATTAAGGCCATGAGCGATTGTGTCTGGTTTTGTATCCATGCGACGGACGAAAAAGACCCGTCTAAGGTGGATGAGATTTTGATTAAAGGGGATTGATATGCCTTGGGGTTCACTTATAAGCGCTGGCGCCAGTTTACTTGGCGGCTATATGCAGGGCGAGTCGGCAAAAAGCGCTGCGCAAACGTCAGCGGATGCTCAATTACGAGCTGCTCAACTTGCGGCTGAAGAGGCACGATTTCGCCCCGTTGGCGTAACGACTAGGTTTGGCACAAGCCAATTTACTACTGGTCCTGATGGCCGCGTAACTGGTGCTGGATATACGTTATCTCCAGAATTAAAGTCCTATCAAGATCGCTTGATGGCATTAAGCAATCAAGGATTAGGCCAGGCTGAAGCTGCTCAAGGTCAGTACGCTCCATTAACTGGCGCGGCAGCTAATCTGTTTAACCTTGGTGGCCAATATTTAGCACAATCCCCTGAAGCAGTTGCGGCTCAATATATGCAGCGCCAACAGGATTTGTTAGCTCCTAGTCGTGAGCGCCAATATGCGCAACTGCAAAATCAGTTATTCCAAACTGGTCGCGGTGGTTTAGCAGTGGGTGCTACTGGCGCACGCCCTAGTGGCGCGGCTGGTTTGGGTGCGACAACACCAGAAACCGAAGCCTACTACAACGCAATGGCGCAACAAGATGCCGCATTAGCTGCTCAAGCACAACAAGCAGGTCAGCAACAGTTGGCTTTTGGCACTGGTTTATTCGGTCAAGGCGCTGGATTGTTAGGTCAGTATCAAGCTGGTCAAGTTGGCGCATTAAGTCCATTTAGCGGTTATCTTGGCGGCGCTCAAACATTAGAAAGTCTAGGTCAACAGCCATTAGATATTGGCGCGCAATTAGGCGGCCGTTCAGCACAAGCAGGTGCTAATGCTGGGCAATCATTATTACAAGGCGGGATTAACTCGGCGCGTACTATGCAGCAAGCAAACGCATGGAGTCCTTGGGGTACTGCGCTACAGGGGGCGGCAAGTAGCCCATATATTCAGCAAGGCATACAAGGGCTTTTTGGTACTAGTGGATCATCTACTGTACCAGGGCAACAAGCTTGGGATGCGTATCAATATACCCCATCGTGGGAAAATAATATGTACATGGGTTTCTAAGGAGTAATCATGGCAAGCGAAATTTTAGGGCTGTTTACTTCGCCAGAGCAATACAACATGATGCAACAACAAGCGCAGCAAAATCGCGCGCTTCAGTTTGCTCAACTTGATCCTTTTGAAAAAGCTAGTTATGGCATTTATCAAGGCGCTGGACAATTGGCTAATGCTGGCGCGCGCTTATTAGGTGGTGAAGATCCGCAACTGCGTATGATTTCGCAACGTCAAATATTGGCTAAAGAAATTGACCCTGCTGATCCTGAATCTATATTGCGTGTAGCTCAAAAAGCTGGACAAATGGGCGATCAACAGTTTGCGTTACAGTTATCTGATTATGCTCGTCAAGCACAAGTACAGTTAGCTACTGCGCAGCAAAAAATGCGCGAAGGTAGAGCCGCAGCTATACCTAAAGAAGTACAGATTGCCCAAACGCGCGCTGATCTTATAGACCGTAAAGCACAAATATCAGAAATGCCTGACTCGCCTGAAAAAACGCGCGCTTTGGCTATGATTGAAAATACGCTTGCGTCATTACCAGTTGCTGAAGGCGCTAAACCTGTAGAAAAACTTGCTATAAATACGGAAATAACTAAGTTAAGAACAGCTTTGCGCGCTCTTCCTCCAGGCCCATCTCCACAAAGAGATGATATACAGGCTCAAATTGATTATTTGAGTGGCGCTAAAGAAGAGAAAGCAAACATTAAAGAAATTGGTGTTGCTGTCGGATCAAATGCGCCGGTATATTTGGATGTAAATAATGACAAGCAATTTATATACACAAAGGATGCCAACGGTAATCAAGTACGTCAACCATACTTTGGTGGCGTAGACCGTACTACAGCTAGAACTAACTTATCGGTTAATCAAAAAGGTGAGACGGCTTTTGCAGAAAAATTAGGTGCATTGGATGCTAAAGATGTAGCCGATGCGCGCGCTAATAGAGATAGTTCTATAGCTGCCCTTAATACGTTAAACGAGCTATCTAGATTAAATGACCAAGGGCTTATCAGTGGGTCTTATGCTACTGGCCGCGTAGGCGCTGCTAACTTGCTTAATACGCTAGGACTCATAAGTCCTAAAGATCAAGCAACATTAGCTAGTTCTGAAAACTACCAAAAGAAAGCTGGCGATCTTATTTTGGCGACGCTTGGCGGTCGTTTAGGTGCTGGATTCTCTAACGAAGACCGTAAGTTTATTCAAGGTCTTGTCCCAAGTCTTGAGAATAGTGCCGCTGCTAGACGTCAATTGATTGATTTTATGCAGAAGAAAAATCAAGCAATTGTTAATGAAATGACGCGTTTAGAAGACTATGCTAGAGAAAAAAATAGCTTAAAGGGATTTAAGCCAACTATACCTATCGTAAGTTCACCTAGATCAATAGCGCAAACATATACAAGAGCCGAATTAGAAGCGGCGATTGCGAAGAAAAAAAGAGAACAAGAACAGAATAAAGGGAAATAACTATGGCTGAACCAACCCTTGAAGAACTGGAAGCTGAACTTCGCCGTCGAGACGAAACTGTTTCTACTGAATCGGTCATGTATCAGAATGAGCCGACTAGAGGTGAGTTTTCTAAGTTTGCAGAATCGCTTACAAAAGGCGCGGGTAAAGGTATAGCCAGCGTACTTGGTGGCTGGGGTAATTTGTACGATTATCTTAAAGAAAGCAAAGACCCAAGTCGTTTTTCTACGGCAGGTATTGCAAAAGGTATTAAAGACAAAACTGGCGTAGACATATTAACTATCCCAGGGTATCGCGGCGCTTATGAATTTAGCGCAACAGGCGCTCCTGCGGCTGCGCTATCGGCAGCGGGCGTGCCTGGATTATTTAAGCGTACTATTCCTGGCGTTGCTGCTGAAGGGACTGTTGCAGGTACAACTGGATTAATAAGCCAAAGTGTAGCGCCAGATAGTCCATTAGCTCAATTGGCTATTCAGATGATGCCTTACGGTACAAAGTTAGGCACAAACATAGCTGAAAAACGTCTTACTCGTCCTCAAGGTAATTTCCCGTCACAGGCTCAAATAGACGAGTTGTTACGCGTCGGTCGTTTGACGCCAGGCGAAGCTACTTTACTGCGTCAACAATTGGCTACGGAAGCGCGCGTAGAAGCGGCGCCAGAATCGGGCGCTATACCTTTTAGACGTGCGCAAGCAAGAGATGTCGAAGGGTTTTTAACTAAGTTATTTGATCGCGCTGCAGGTACAACATTAACTCCAGGTGAAACTACTACGGCCGTTGTTGATGCGTTTAAAAACTACGGTAAATCACTGTCGTCGCAATTACGATCAGACGCTAGTAAAGACTTTAATGCTGCTAAACGAGCGGGCGGTTCAGTAGATACATCTCCAGTTATAGCTGCCGTTGATGCACAGTTAGCTAGTTTGCCGCCAGAAGTAGCTGGTTTATCTAGCTTACGTGGGGCATTACAACGTATACGTGATGAATATGTAACTCCTGCTACTCCACAAACAGTTACACCTTCAGCTATTACTAGCGTTAGTGGTCAACCTATAGCTACTACAGTTACACCAGGAACCCCCGCAATTAACACTAGTATAGATATTGGTCGTTTACAAAAAAATCTGGCTGCTTGGGGCGATGCCGCTTATTCTGGTTCCGCTGATTTTGGTAAGGGTAATATTTTTGAAGGTGTAGCTCCTGGTCAAGCTAAAGGTATAGCGCTATCAGTTCTCAAAGGTTTTCGTCAGTCATTAGACGACGCTATTACTAATGGCGTACCTGGCGCAGATAAGCTAAAAGCAGCCAGAGACAATTTTGCTAAAAACATACAGCAGATTGAAGATTTTTCAAATCGTCCGTTAGTTAAAGCATTTGACGTACAAAATGTTAGCGAGTTAGTGCCTGAAAACGTCATGCAAAAGCTAAAAACTTTGCCTGATTCTCAACGCAATATTTTGATTAACGTAATGTCGTCGCATCCAAACCCTCAAGTCGTCGAAGTATTAAACACAATACGACGCTCACAACTTGAGGATGTACTATCTGCTGGTCGTAAAGGCGCGGCGGGCGCATCTGCATTAGAGCCAGAATTTGCAATCGATAAAGCTTTGGCTGCAATGAATAAAAAAGGCGATTTAGCTCAACTATTCCCTAATTCTAAAGACCTTGCAGATGCGCAGTTAGCTACGCAATGGATGAAACGCGTATTAACTAAAGAATCAGCAGCAGCGCCTGGCGGCGTTGGTGGCGGCGCCGTTTTTGGTGGCGCTAGAACGGCTGGTTTAGGTTACGGTGAGTCCGTTGTACTGCGTGAAGCGGCGGCGTTATTGCGTAATGTTATTGCTAGTCCTGAAGCGTTTTCAAATGTCATATTTAGCCCAGAAAATCGTAAAGTGCTAATGGGTTTAGCAGAGAAGAAAACATTAACGCAAAAAGGTTTAGATTCGCTATATGAGATTACTAAAGTAGGCGCTACTGGCGCTGTTCGCGCTGGTCCAATGATGGACACAACGCGTCCTGAAATGAAATCGCTTCCTGAACAACAGTCTGTTGCTGGCCCATCATTAGAGGAGTTGGAAGCAGAACTAAAAGCGCGCGAAGCACAGTAAATGCCGTTCGCGCTAATCGCAGCTGCAAATACTGCGATTGCGGCGGCAAAGGCTGGATGCAAACTTTATAAAGACATCAAGAATGCAGCCGGTGATGTCAAAGAGGTGTTGGATGATCTGAAATCGCAATTCAGCAAGATTCAGAATCCAACGCCAGAGCAAAAGATTCAGTTTAATGAAGAAGTACAAAAGGTTCAAAAGATAGCAAAGACTGACCCGAATGATGCGCTCGGCGATATTGGCGAACATTTAGGAAAGTTTTTAGATGCATTTGATACCATTGAAAAACTGTTTTTGCAGGAAGAACGTGATTCAAAAAAGGTTTACAAGGGTGAGGAATCAATTGGGCGGCGCGCTTTGCGCAGAGTATTGATCCGAAGTCGATTGAACTCCATGTATGCCGATATTCGCACTGAAATGACATATAACGCACCGGCTGAATTGGGCGATTTGTATACGCGATTTGAGAAAATGTGGGGTCAGATTCAGGAAGAACAGCGGATTGCTAACGCCGAAGAATTGCGAGCAATACAAATGGCCGCAGCAAAACGCCGACGAGCTATTAGAAAGATCAAGGAAAATGCGACATGGTTTGGCGCGGTTCTGTTCGTGACGTTATGGCTAATAAGTCTCCTACTACTGATAAGGACGAGCAAGACAATATCCCTTGGGTACTATTGATTTGTTTAGTCACGATGGTGTTGACGCTTGCTATTGCGCTGCCACTGGTCGGTTTGGCTATCATGGACGCTAATAACGCAACGAATGCGGCCATTATTGAAGTGGATAGAATGCGTAGGATACGCAAATTGATGATGAAGGAACTAGAGGAAAAAAATGCTAACTCTGAGCCAACTGAAGCAGTTACTTCCAAGGAATAAGTATGTCGAACATTGGCATAATGCTTTGCATCAACTGCTTCCTGACTATGACATTAATACCACTCATCGTATTGCTGCTTTTATAGCGCAGTGCAGCCATGAATCCGGTGGCTTTACGACACTAAAAGAAAACCTGAATTACAAACCACAATCCCTTCGACGACTCTTTAACAAGTATTTTCCAGATGACGCTATCGCTAACCAGTATTGTGCGCGCCCTAACAAGCAAGAGGCTATCGCAAACCGTATTTACGCTAACCGCATGGGCAACGGTGATGAGTCTAGCGGTGATGGCTACCGCTTTTGTGGCCGTGGTCTTATCCAGCTTACTGGTCGGTCAAACTATCAATCCTTTGCAGATTCTATTGAGGTGGATGGTCGCCCACTAAAGATCGACGAAGTGCCAGAATATCTGGCCACGTTTGAGGGCGCAGCGCAAAGCGCTTGCTGGTTTTGGGAAACTAATGGTTTGAATCAGTGGGCAGATAAATCTGACCTAGTTACATTAACTAAGCGCATAAATGGAGGCACCATTGGACTCGAAGATCGCAAAAAGCATTATGAGCATGCTCTTCATGTGCTTGGTGCTTAATGCTTGTCAAGACCGTTTTAGGTATCCTTGCCAAGACCCTAAAAATTGGGAGACGGAAGATTGCAAAGCGCCGATCTGCACGGCGACTGGCACTTGTCCTAGCGATGTCACGCAACCAGAAAAGGTGACCAAATGACTGAAGAAAATCTTAATGCGTGGCTAAAATTTGTTATTGGCATCTGCTTTTGCATGATCCTAATGATGATGGCATCGCTTTCCATGTATTCGGTCGTATTTGTGACCCAACCAATGAGCGGCATGGCGCCAGCGGATAAGCAGTTCTTTTTGCTGTTGTCAGATATGTCGAAATACATATTGGGTGCGCTGGCAACCTTGATCGCCGTCAAAGGCAAAGATCAGTTCGTGCCGCCAGGCTTATCAACGGCCAAGGAGCGCGAAGAGGCGATGAAACCTACGCCGCCAACTACGCCAGCGCCTACGACGCCAGCCAAGCGCACGGAGCCAACGATTGAGCCTGTAGCAGCTGCTGCGCCTGTTGTTTTAGGATTCAATGGTAAACCTGCCCCACCACCTGCACCACAACCGGAGATCGAATGATGAAATCACTTATTGCACTTATTGCGTTTGTTCCACTTATCGCGTTTGCCGGTGGCGAGATGAAAAAGGTTTGCCACGACGAAAAAGGCAAACAGGTTTGCAAGACGATTAAAGTCCACAAGAAACTAGAAGGCACGAAAGTACCGCCTAAATGAATCCTTGGATGATCGTCGGCGTTATGCTGGCCGTATCAAGCGCCTATGGTGTTGGCCATTGGCGCGGTGATTCGGCTGGCCAGGCGTATGTGCGCCAGCAATGGGATCAGGAAAAGGCCAAGCAGATGGCCGAGTACGCTGAGAATATGCGCTTGGCCAGAGAAAAGGAACAAGCGTTGCAGGAAGGCGCAAATAATTTACGCGAGGAAAAAGACCGTGAGCTTAAAAAAGTGGCCGATACTAACCGTATTCTTCTTGGCAGCTTGCGCAACCGGCCAGAGCGCCCCGCCGAAGGCAGTGCCATGTCCAGTACCGCCAGCGCTTGTAGTGCAGCCACCGGAGCGCAACTGGCAAAAGGAGATGCAGAATTTCTTGCAGGGTACAGTGCCGACGCAGCCAGTCTCAAAGCAGCCTTAGACCAGTGCGTCAAGCAGTACGAATCGCTGCGCCATTAATGCTCTACTATTTGTTCAATACCTTGAGCGCAGCGCATACGAAATTCGGCCCATTTACGAATAAATTTTGGGTCTTCTGAAGGCGGTGTCCAATTGTGATTGGCACGCCAACGGATCGTGACATCAGTTGTTGATGGCGTATAGACGTAATGGTCTCCCATATTCATATCGTTACGTTTCCTCATTCGTTTTCCTCCGGTCTTCAT